CTGGTTACGCTTTGGCTACTAAGATCGACACTGACCTCCACTCTTGTGGTACTGGTTTTGGCGGTGGTGGTGCGGTTGTGTTTGGCGCAGCTGCTACTGACTATGAACACACTGGTTGTTTCTTCAATAATGGCGGTACGACTACTCAGTACACTGACGACACGATGGTTGCTGCTGACGTATTTACTGACGCCTTCTTTCGCAACATGGTTCAAAAATTGGACGACAACAACGTCCCAATGGAAAGTCGTGTACTAGTTATCCCACCTTCTGTTCGTAACACGATCATGGGTATTGACCGTTATGTGTCTTCTGATTTTGTTTCAGGCAGCACTGTAAACTCAGGTCTTATCGGTAACTTGTACGGCGTAGATGTTTATGTATCTGCTAACTGTGCAACTATCGAAGCTGTAGGAGCAGTAGGATCAGATACTAACATCGCTGTACGCGGTGCACTCTTGTTCCACAAGGACGCTATCGTTCTTGCAGAGCAGCAGTCAGTACGTTCACAAACCCAGTACAAGCAGGAATACTTGTCAACTCTGTACACGGCTGATTGCCTGTTCGGTGTTCAGGTGTACCGTCCTGAAGCTGGTTTCGTTCTCGCAGTTGCTGAGTAACGATTGTCTAAAGATAACGGGGGTCTCTAGTAGGCCCCCTGATTCTTTCTTTGTTTTACCTTTGTTTTCTTTAGCTGGAGCAGTCTATGGGTATCTTTAGAGGTACTGGAGGTACTGGTGATGCAACTACAGACGCAGTAGCGTCTCAAGTTGGGACTGATGCTGCGACTGCCTCAACTAAAGCAAACGAGGCTGCTAGTTCAGCCACAGCCGCTGCTAACTCAGCTACTGCTGCAGCAACCAGTGCTACTAATGCCGGAACCAGTGAAACTAACGCTGGCACAAGCGAAACGAACGCTGCTACAAGTGCTACCGCAGCAGCAACGAGTAAAACCAATGCGGCTACCTCAGAAACCAACGCAGCGTCCAGTGCCACAGGTGCAGCCACCAGTGCGACTACTGCTACGACTAAAGCATCTGAGGCGTCCACAAGCGAAACTAACGCATCTACCAGCGCAACCACAGCCACAACCAAGGCAACTGAGGCTGCAACTTCAGCTACAAATGCAGCAACTTCAGCTACAAACGCATCAACTTCTGAAACTAATGCTGGCAACTCTGCTACAGCGGCTGCAACGTCTGCAACAAACGCTGGCACATCAGCTACCAACGCTGCAACCTCAGCTACCAACTCATCTAACAGTGCAACAGCGTCAGCTTCTAGCGCAACAGCGGCAGCAAGCAGCGCAGCATCAGCAGCAGCAGCCCTAGACTCGTTCGACGACAGGTACTTAGGTTCTAAAACCTCTGACCCAACTGTGGACAACGATGGTGACGCTTTAGTCACTGGTGCGTTGTACTACAATTCAAACACGGACGTCATGAGGGTTTACGATGGGTCTGCTTGGATTGACGCAGGTTCCGGTTTAACTTTTGCTGAGCTTAGTTCTACACCGACTACACTGGCTGGCTACGGAATCACAGATGCAGCTACATCAACACAGGGTGCAACAGCAGACGCAGCTTTAGCAGCAACAGCAGTGTCTACTTTTGGCTTAACATTAGTTGACGATGCAGACGCAGCTACTGCTAGAGGCACGTTAGGCTTAGGGACTGCAGCAACAACGGCTTCTACGGCTTACGCTACGTCAGCACAGGGTACTACTGCTGACTCAGCACTACAATCAGACTCAACACTTAACGCAGACAACATGACAACAGGTACGCTCTCAGGCGGCACTTACTAAAGAGGAAATTAAACAATGGCTACAACAATTGTAACTAAATTTGGCGGTGATGCTCCAGCAGCCTCAGACATAGTAAGAGGTGAGCTTGCAGTAGACACAGAAAACGGAAGGCTGTACACGGAAAACAGTAGCGGTGCCGTTGTTGAGATAGGGTTGAATCCTGAGGGAAATGTAGACGTAACCGGCACAGTCACGGCAAGCGGCGAGATTATTGCGGCAAGTCTAGACATCTCAGGAGACATAGACGTTGATGGAACCGCTAACCTTGATGTCGTGGACATTGATGGTGCTGTGGATATGGCAACCACCTTGGCTGTTGGCGGTGTAGTTACAGCTAATGCTGGCGTAGTCGTAGATAACATCACGATTGACGGTCAAGAAATTGACGTAAGCTCTGGCGACCTAACACTAGATGTTGCAGGAAACATCAAACTAGACGCAGATGACAATGGTGAAATTAGATGCCTAGACGGCGGTACACAATACGCTGCCATTAAAAAAGATGGCAACAACGCACTTTTTCAATCCATTGTTGCAGACGGTGATTTCATAATTCAAGGAATTGACGGGTCGTCATTCGTTTCAGCCCTCACCCTTGATATGTCAGCGGCTGGTGCGGCTACTTTTAATGCGGGTGCTACTTTTGGCGGCAACGTCGGGATTGGGGCGAGTGCCCCAGCAAGACCTTTGCATGTCTCTACCTCTGGTGTTATTCCACTGAGGCTCACCTCAACAGGGACTGATTGTCAAATAGAGCTGGGTAATTCAGGTGGTACTCCAATAATAGGTAGTTTTAACGATCAGCTTATATTCAATACAGCCTCTACAGAACGCATGCGCATTGATTCCAGCGGTAACTTGCTGGTGGGTTGTACGGCTTTGCCTTCTGGCGGTGCAGGGGGCGTAGGTTTTGAAACTGGACAATCTGGCGGCAGAACCATTCTTCAGGTAGGAACAACTGTTACTACAGCCGAAGGAGTTGCAAGGTTTTACAATCCAAATGGGGCTATTGGATCTATATCTTTGAGCGGCTCCGCAACAGCATTCAACACCTCCTCAGACCAACGCCTAAAGGAAAATATTGTAGACGCGCCTTCTGCTTCTGATGACATTGACGCTATTCAGGTACGTTCGTTTGATTGGAAAGCTGACGGGTCACATCAGAAGTACGGCATGGTCGCACAGGAGCTACAAAGCGTTGCGCCTGAAGCTGTTAGTGGCGATGCAGACTCAGAAGAAATGATGGGAGTTGACTACAGCAAGCTCGTCCCAATGATGCTCAAAGAAATCCAAAGCCTACGCGCACGAGTCGCACAACTAGAATCATAAAAGGAGACACTTATGACAACTTGGACAATATCAACTTTAGAGCGTGAGTTATCAGACGGTGGCGTAATCGTTGCCCACTGGCGAGCTGCTGCGGTAGACGGTGACTTCTCTGCTTCTAGCTACGGCACTTGTGGTTTCACGCCTGATCCTTCTGCTTCGGGCTTCATTGCTTACGACAGTCTGACTGAAGCTAACGTAATCGGCTGGGTGCAAGCAGAAGTAGACAAGGACGCTATTGAGGCATCACTGGCTGCTCAGATTGAAGCAGACAAGAACCCAACTCAAGCAGCAGGAGTACCATGGTAATGGACTTGATGGGCATAGTCTCCGTTGTAACAACCATAGTCACTGTCGCAAGTATCATCGCAGCAGTAACTCCTACTCCTAAAGACGACGAGTGGTTAGCAAAGCTGTACAAATTTGTAGACCTACTGGCTGTCAACATTGGTAAGGCAAAGCAGTAATGCAAGAAGAAGCAAAAGCCGTAGTAGACGTTGTAGCAGTAACAACAACAGTGTCAACCCTGATGGGCTGGCTTCCTGCTGTGGCTGCTGCTTTGAGCATTGTATGGACTGTAATTAGAATCGTTGAAACTGACACTGTAAAAGGTTGGTTCAATGCCGGAGATTAGTGACGAGACTAAAGTTACTGTACCTCTGCGTAACTTGATAGGCTTAGGAGCTTCCTTAGTTGTAGCTACCGCAGCCTATGTGACGTTGAACAGTCGCATAACTACCTTAGAACACGGTCAGTCTATACAGGACATGACCATAAAGGAAAACGCAGCATTTGTACGTGAGTGGCCTCTGGGACTCAGAGGTGCCTTGCCGGATGACCTAATCCAGAACGCTAAGATAATGGCTTTGGAAGAACAGAAAGAAGAAGTCAGAGAATTGAGAACAAAGATAAACGACTTGGAAATTAAAACAGGCCAGTGTGAAGATGGAGTACGTTGATTTAATTAGTTCCATCTGGCCCATATTTGTAGGTTTCATTATCCTTGTCCTTACAATAGGTAAACTTATGTCCCGTATGGACGTAGTGGAAGAAAAAGTTAAGACATTGTTTGAACTCTGGAACAAGAAGAATGATTGATAAGCTCATAGGGCCTGTTACAGGACTTCTAGACAAGTTTATACCTGATGCTGACACTAAGGCTAAGTTAGCCCATGAAGTCGCTACAATGGCTCAGAATCACGCTCAGGAGCTTGCTAAGGCCCAGCTTGAGGTCAACAAAGTAGAAGCAGCACACAAGTCACTATTTGTGGCAGGTTGGAGACCGGCAGTAGGCTGGGTATGTGTCTTAGGTATGTTTGGAAACTTTATTACTATCCCGTTTAGCAACTTTGTTTTGGCTCTGCTTGAGTTAAACATAGTGATACCTCTGGTGCCTTTGGAGACAATGATGCCAGTGCTAATGGGAATGTTAGGCTTAGGTGCAATGAGAACTTACGAGAAGAAATCAGGGGTGTCTAAGTAATGAGTACTATGCCTGTTGATTTTAATGTCGATATAGACTTTAACTGGGAAATAAAAGCCTTAGAATATTTTTTAAGTCAGCTAACGGCGGCTCAAATAGAAATTTTGAGGTCTGCTGGAATAATACAAGACAACGGGAATTATAATGTTGACTTAGTAACTGCTTTGAGAAATATGTTTGACGCAGGTTATGGAATGACTGCTTCAACTATTGACCAAATTAGATCTATGAACGCAGGAGCTAGGCAAGAACTTAGAGAAAAATCTGCTTGGATAAGAGCAAGAATTGATGAGGGTTATACTAGAGAAGAAGCCAGACATTTGTATTATGAGTGGGCAAGTGAAGGCGATGACCCGCAGTCTTCCAACCCTAATAAAACACTTTCTGATGAAATAATAGATTCTTTATATGCAGACTATCAAGCAGGAAATACTCCAAACGCTGTAGCAGAAACCACAGGACCTTCCCAAAAAGAACTGCTTGGTAGTAAATCAGCACAACGAATCTACGACAAAGAAGGAAATCTTGCAAGCATAAGATATGACGGCGTAAGTTATAACCAAGACGAAAGTGGGCAGTGGGTCCCTGAAGAACAGCCTGTAGTTGACACAGAAAGTGAATACAGTGTTACTCAAGCAGAAGCTACTATAGACGGTTTACGTGTTCGTGATATAAACTACGTAAAAGACGTCTTTGCACAACGAGGATACGAAGCAACCCCAGAAGAAATAAAAAACATACTAACTACTTCAAGAATTAATGAACTTGAGGGAGCTTCTGAAGGCAGTTTAGAAACGGTGCTATCAGGAGAAGTAGGAACCTATGTAAACGAAAACACTGTCAATGTAAAAGACCTCAACAGAATTTTTAAGGAAGAGCTAGGAAGAAGACCTACTGACGAAGAAGTAAAACAAATTTTAGGGGAAGAAGGCAACAGAGGCGTTGTACAAGGCTCTGAAGACATTGTTTATGATTTTATTACGGAAGCAACTTCATTACCTGAAGAACCAACGTCTATAGGTGATTTATCTACAGAGCAAGTAAAGAAGAACTGGGGAGATATACAAGAAGCTTTAGGTGGGCTTTCGGACACAGTAAAAAAACTTATATTTGGCAGTTCAGGTGTTCCGACGACGGCTGACGATTTTTTAGAAATACTTGAATCAAGTGTTATGGAAGGTCTTAAGGGGCCTATTGCTGTTACTTTTGACCCAGAAGTAGGAGTAACATTAGATCTTAAAATACCCGTAGGTTTTGAAGTAAATGGGACTTCGATACAACTTCCTATTTTTGACGAAGACGGTAACTTTGTTTTAGTTGATTCTGTGATAACTGCTGCTGGTGAAATTAAAGCAGAAATTGGAGGAACTTTAGACACAATAGGAAACATTTTTACAGACGGTGAAGGAAATGTTGTTCTTGACGTAATAGACGCAGGACAAGTTGTTCTTGATGAACTAGGTATAACAGAAGATGGTTCTATTTCCGGTACTCTTATTGAAGGAGCCCTAGGCGACTTTATTTTTAATCAAGCAGGAGAGCCTGAGCTTACAGAAGTAGCTGACATAAATGCAGACAGTACTGCTGATGACGACGGTCTTGGAAACACTACTGATGACGACGATCTTGGTTTAACTAATAACGACGACGATGACGGCACTCAATCTACTACTAAACCACCAGCGGGTAGATCAATTACGGACAAAGAAGGAAACATTATTGCAATAGCTGGCACTGATGGAAATACCTATAGTTTAGGCGAAGATGGTTCTTGGGAAATTATAAGTGACAGTGACGCCGATGGTGACGGAGGTTTTTCTGTTTTAGAAGGAACAACTACTTTTGAAGACAGTGATGACGGCACTAAACCTGCTCCTAAACAACCGGGGGGTAGATCAATTACGGACAAAGACGGAAACATTATTGCAATAGTTGGCTTTGACGGAAATACCTATATTTTAAGTGAAGATGGTTCTTCATGGGAAGTTGTAAGTGGCGGCTTAGATAATAACGAAGAAGTTATTATAGATGATGATGACGATGATGATGACGATGGAGTTGTTACTGTAATAAACGATGATGACGATGGAGTTATTATAGATGACGATGATGATGATGATGACATACCCACAGGACTTACTCCTTTTGATCCTAATGACCTAGACGGAGATGGTATACCTGATGACGATGGAGTTGTTACTGTAATAAACGATGATGACGATGATGACGATGATGA